CATCGCGGTATCCTTTGTTTCTGACTAACTGCTTGCGGTAATCATCCGCCATATCTTGACAGACCTTCCCAGAAGCAATCTTCATGGTAGAAAGAATCTCATGGACTTCGTTCTCTCCTCCAGCCGCTTCGATCTCGCCTGTAGCTTCTAACTCAGCAATGGCAGAAAACGGGCAACAAGCCCCTGTCCGCTGGTGAACCCCTTGGAGTGCGGTAAAAACCTTCCTGTGGGGCGGCAGGGCGAAATAATCCACCTCCCACGTTTGTTGCGCGAGGATGTTTCTGTCTATTGCGATTAAAGCTAACGCTGCCGCTTCGCTTTTGGTGGCTATTGGGACTACTTTCATTAGTGGTGTCTTTTTCATTAGAAGGATTTTGTTATTAAAATGTATTATTGTTAATAAAACCTATACCATTCTCACGCTCTTTATAAGAGCGAGCCTTGTCTATCTCGCCAAACCAGTTGTTAAGTAGCGTTTCCATTGAACGGCGAGTGTAAACGTCTTTTTCGCTTCGTTTGGAATAGAATGTTTCGAGTAACTTCCAGTCTTCTTCACAAGTATCTAGGTTGGGTTTAGCTGCCTTTATTTCTTTCGGTGTCCAGTTTGTAGTATCGCGTCTTCCGAGAAGTTGGTTTGCTCGTTGCTGAAAATTTAAGAGATTAAGAGATAATTCTCCTTTAGTATCTCTACTAGTATCTACCCTAGTATCTATGTTCACCTGTGGGTTGAGTCTGAGTTCATCTACAGATTGAGTCTGATTGCACTTGTGGGTTGAGTCAGACTTCACCTGTGAGTGAACTCTGACTTCACCTGTGGATGAAGTCATGTTTGGTAGAACAGCAAGAATCTTTCTATTTCTACCATCATATGAAATTTGTTTAATCATCTTTAATGACCTTAATTTTGAAATCATATTTGAAATACTTGACTCTGTGCTGTGAAACATTTTTGCAAGATAACCATTGCTTGCAAAACATGGCTTTTCCTCAGTTCCAAGTGAACTAATTTCTGCCCATAAACATTTCTCCATCCACGACAAAGATTGAGATTCCCATATTTCTACAGGAACCCAAACACCGCGAAAAATACGTTCATTCTTTTCGTTCATACTTCAATTCCCTTTCCATAAACATCATTGATGTAATTTACGTTGCAGAATATTTTTACTTCATCGCAATTCTTTTCAGCATAGATAAATTTTTGAGCTGCTAAAATATCTAATGCCAAATTTATACGTTTTTTTGATACATTAAAAATAAATGCTAAATAATCCTTATCATTTACGCACCCTCTATCCCAATTTTCAATATATGCTAATAATGTTTGCTGCAACGGAGTCAATCCACCGATGCGAATTATTTTGCGTTTAATCATTATCCCATTTTTTAACATTATTGGGCAATCGTCATATCTTTTCATATTTAAAAGGCGATCCCTTGTGATGGCGACAGGAAGCGGCAACTGACGCATGAGAGTGGTTTACCACCACAAGGGATCATATATTTTATTTGTTAATTTAACTCCTGACTTTTCTTCGGCTCTCACCCCGAAGGCACGATTGCTCGTACAAGACAGACACTACTACATCTAGTGATAGTGTCAAATCTTTTTTACAATATTTTTATCGGTAACGATAGTCACTCTAAACTAACAGACTTAATTTCATTCCGCGACCATTGATACATCTGGTCATTGATCTTGTCCCAAATTTCATCAGCGTCATCTTCATTCTCGCATTTGTAGATGTAGCGTTGTTCTCCGATAGCCTCATCCTTGATGAAGAAGTTCGATTGGTAGATTGTTAGCCCAGTCGCGGCGGTGGTTGCAACAACAGCAGTATTGTTGGGTTTGAGTGCCATGTTACATATGCCTTGGTCAGATTCATATTGTGCAAGGAACCCAGTATTTAGTGCAGCAGCTAGAGACATATTTGTAATCAGAACTGTTTGCCTGATTGCGGCAAGCATACGCTCTGCTTCTTTATCTACTGCGTTGTTTTTGTTAGTGTTATCCATAAGTAAATAGACTATCAAAAAAGTGTTGACTTGTCAATAGGATTGGTTTACTTTTAATTGAAATGAAGCATCCATTATACGAAGCCTACGAATCCTGCATGACTGCCTATGAGCAGTCTCGCTACATTCGTTCTATTGGACGCAAGACCTTTGCTAATCAGCTTCGGGAAACCCGCAAGAAGCTAGGAATGACAGTCAGGGAACTAGGTGACAAGATCGGCGTTACTGGATCGTTAATCAACCAGATTGAAGTAAACTCAAAGAGCATTCTGAAGAAAGAACAAGTAGATAAAGTGATCGAACTATGCACACCTTCCTCGAAATCGAAAACGGCAAGTACTACGTCCGAGTCAGTCCCTACTCTGCCAGTAACCCCAGTACCATGCACGAACGAGGAAAGCCTTTCCCAGACAGTCTCAAGCCAGAGTACGACTCATTGGAGTTGGCCGCCATCGGACTTCAAGAACTAACAAACTACTATCAATGCTTAGTAGAAAAAAAGGTTTCAAAAAAACGGGGGCAAGGTTAAAGAGTTTATCTGGATCAAGGAAAAACAAGAATGCTGACTACGAAAAAGTTAAAGCAGAATACTTTGAAGAGAAAAACTACCAGTGCGAGATATGTAATGGGCAGGGAATGGATTTACACCATAAGAAAGGAAGGGGCAAGTTCCTATGTGACAAGTCCTCATTCATGGTTCTTTGCCGCGCCTGCCACAACCATGTCCACCACGAAGTAGGATGGGCAAGAGAGAATGGATATATAATTTATGACTACAAATAATACGTTTGAATCCCGCATCATCTGCGAGGGCTACCATGTCGATGAAAACCAAGTTAAGATTCTTTTCCAACAGCAGTTCAATCAATGCTGGGTAAAGAAAGCTGACATCAGAACCATTGAAACGCTAGGTTTCCATGATGGACGCAAGTTCGTTCGTATAGTTATCCCAGAGGAAGTGGCAAACACGCTAGAGCTTCAAGGCATTCTGGATTAAAGGTATCCGTATGTGCTGGCTATGTGCAATCACCAGTCACCATTCTCATCAGAAGAATAGCTATCATCATCTGAGAAGGATTCGACTGGCTTTTCTTCTCTAGCCCAGAATCGGTTAGTTGGAACAGCTTTATCGGTTCCGATAAACACCAAACCACTTCTTCTAGCCATTTCTAATGCATATATTAGACTATCACTTAAATCAGGAGAATAACCAGTTCTTCCTTTAAGATCATCTTTTGTTTCAATTGAAATCTTTTTATTTTTAATTGTATATCTACGAAGACAAAGCTCTCTTGCTAATTCAGAAGATGGATCAACACCAAAAAGAGTACGGCTCTTGAATGCATGATAACAAGAGTAATAATACTCTGATACCAATCTATCATAAACATCCTTACACGGGCGTTTATCAACCTCTGCTGCCATACGCTCAGTAGGTTTACCCATAGAAGAAATGAGCGCGATAGAGTGACCACTGGCATCATATCTCAACCACTCGCGTATGATAGCTTGCGCGACTCGACCACCATCACCCGATACGTCCATACCAAATTTGGTAGGCTGAACTCCAGAAGCCCGGCATAGCTCGACTACTTCCTTAGCTAGACCAACTTCAAACTCAGCAGCTTCACGGGCAGATAACTGAATGACTTTCTGTTTCTCCAACCACATAACACGATTGCGAGTCCCGCGAATGTAACCCAGTTTAGCTACAGTAAGCACACACCTATCTCCACCTACTGTAAAGGCCGTATCGAATCCAGCAACCTTGTGGAAACCTTCTGAATCCCAGAGTGGTTCTTCGTCGGTATCAGCGTTACGAATCAGATCAGCAGTTAAAATGGTCTGGGCAAATCCAGATTTGGGCCACCAGCCAATAGCGTTACGAACATAGTCAATCGCATTCTCATCACCATAACATTGTTTGAGCATGACTTCTTGTTTCTTGCGATCCATTAAGAACGGGAACGGGGATGGTTCATGCTCTGGCGCGGCAAAGTTTGGTGAGCGCATACCATTGTAAAACAAGCAAACTCCAGTCTCCGTCTCCCACTTATCCATCTCTGGACTGACAGTATCAAAGTTAGAAGCACCTTTAGGCATAGCCCAGCGAGTGTGAGGATTGTCACCAGCAGATGGGTTTCCAATACCAATAAAGACTACATCATTGTTAGCTGACAAGTTAACACGGGCAGTTATAGCTCCTAGTTCCATTTCTGGCAACTCATCAAGAGCTAGTCGAATCCGATCATTCTTACGACCACGGGTAGTATCAATGGCCTTCTGACCCTCATTACCAGACTGGAATGCAAGAGCTTTGATAGCATTGCGATAGTCCTTATCCTCATCGTTCGACCCACCGCCCCAAACGATCATGTGGCGATAGTCGATTAACTTCCCAAATTGAACAGCAGCGGACTTCCACAACTTAGAAATGATACCCCAAATACGATCTTCGGACGCACCAAGAGTAGTAGTGGCAACCCAAGATGAAGTGCAATGCGGGGCAGAACACCAGTCAAGATAGACCCAAAGACCAACTGGGAACGACTTTCCCATCGAAGCCGCGCCAGCCAAACAGATGTCATCATTGTTGCAGAGTTCTTCCAGAGTTCTCAACAACTGAGTATTGGTATAACCTCGATTGACAATAGAAACTTCAGTTGGCCATTGGAGTTTTACTGCCTTCAAGAAATGTTCGTATGGAGTGAGTAATTTAAAATCTGAAAGATTTATATTGTGCTTATTGCAGTAATCTCTCCCGTATTCTCCTTTGCTTATAGCGTAGCAGTATAGCTCTATACCTAGCTCGTCCATGTTCTCAGGGAATTTGATACCGTACTTTTGGATGCCTGTGTTTCCAGAAAAAATTCTTGACATATCAATAATAAAATATATTTTTAGATGAAAGGCAAGATGAAACTCAAAAATAGAAACCTAGCTCCAGTCGGTGGGTGGTACTACAAATACGAGATCAAGCGTGATAAACTCACATTCCCAGCTATTGTGTATGGAAGCACATGGAGCAGCTTGATTTCAAACATCCAAAAAGATTGCCGTTCTAATGGTGTAGAAGTTCCAGAAAACATTGAACAAATTGTAGAAGATCAAATCTGCCAACGCCAACCAAGTGATCGTTGCTGGTACGCTGATGGATTGGGAGATAATATAGCCCAAGCAATTCATACTGTAGCGAGAGTAGCTGACAAGGTTCTTGGAACTAAATTTGAACATAAAGCAAGGGGATGTTCTTCTTGCAATCGCCGCAGGAATGCGCTTAACTCGTTATCGTAAACGATAAAATATTATGCTATCAATAGGACAAGACAACTTTTCACTAGCAACTCTAGATCAAGATGGCAAGCCGCCAGCAACACGAATCTCCAACGCAAATCACGCTTGGAATATCGCCAACCACTTGAGGCAAGCCAACATCGGACGCGAGAATAAACGCATTCGTATTTACAAGGCTTACAAAATGTTTCCCCCGACAGGGTACAGCAGACTTGCCGAAAAGCGATTACCTTGGCAATCAGATGTTAACTATGGACAACTTGGATTTATCGTTGATAACCAAAAGTCCAGTTACTACGATGTAATTACTGAGCGTCAGGCTTGCTGCACAATCAAAAGCAAGTTTGGTAATGAGAAGGAACGCCTTGTCAACTCTGAGAACATTGCCACGGCATTCGACCAAGCAATCCGCGAATGGCCCGGCTATCTTTATAATACAGAGCAAGACCTAGAAGAAATGCTCTTGTACGGAAAAGGTATTGGAATGTGGGATAGTCCGCTAGGATGGATGCCAGAACACGTTTTCTTATCTGATCTCCTTTTCCCAGATGATATTCGTATCGACTTCTGTAACCTTGAAGAGTTTGTGCGCCGTGTCCGCCTGACTCCTTACGAGTTGTATAAGAAGATCGAAAACCGCGCTGCTGCTGAAGCGATGGGCTGGAATGTAGACGCAGCTATTGACGCTATCCGTTTCCACCGCTCATTCAATAACCACAGAAAGACCCGCGAAGACTTCTTCCGTACCATCAGCGAATCAGGATTCAACTGGTCACTTTCTGTAAACCAAAAGATTGATCTCTACGAAGTATTCTGGAGAGAGTTTGATGGCAAGATCAGTAAGGCTATTGTTCTTCAAGATTACCAACCAATCGCTGACTACATTAACTCCAATGTAAAAGGGGCAGGAAAGATCAGCGAAGATGACATTAGAACCCAACACGGGTTTATGATGCTCAAGACTGGTGCATTTAACTCATGGGATGAGATCATGTATATGCTAACTGATTCAGTTGGTTCTGGTCTATTCCAAGACATCAAGAGCCAAGCCGAATCCGCTTTCGTTGCTTGCCGCCAGTACGACTTCACAATGAATAGCCTCGTTGATGCTGTTCGACTTAACTCCATGTTAATGATCGAAGGACAAGGGCCAGATGCAACTAAGATGTTAAAACAGATGGAATGGTTGCCAATCAGCGTACTTCCAGATGGGGCTAAGTTCATTCAGAACCGATTCCAACTCCCAGTAGCAGAGAGCATGAGCTTCATGCAGTTCTTCATGGGAGATATGTATAGGGGCATGGGTCAGTATCGTATCAATGCACCTACTGGCGGCGGCAAACAACGCACCAAAGGAGAAGCAGAACTTGATGCGGCGGAATCAGCCAAACTCTCTGGAACACAGATTCGTCGTTTCAATGAGTGTCAAACATTGTACTTCAAACAACTCTACAAACGCTTCGTAAATGCTAAGTCCAGCGATGATGGGTATGAATACGTTAAGAAGTTCTACGAAATCCTAGAAGAACTGGGAACACCCAAAGAAGCTGCTCAGTGGAAGAATATCACTAGCATCCGTTCTAACCTTATCAATGGTGCTGGTAGCCCGTCATTCAAGCTAATCACGGCTGAGAAGCTACTCCAGATCACAGCTATCACACCAGCCAACGAAGGGCAAGAGAACGCTGTTAAAGACGCTATTGCTGCCCTATCTGGACGTGACAACGTATCTAGGTATCGTAATACAAAGATACCTAAGATCACTGACGTTAATCGTGTGATTGGGTTTGAAAATGCAGGAATGACTGATGCGTTTGTTAATCCGCAGAACTTCCCTGTATTGCCAACTGATCCTCATATCGAACACGCTGTTGGTCACTTGCAGGATATGATGATGCAATTGCAGATGAACGCACAATCTATTCAAGAAGGTCAACCAGACATTGCTGATCTATCATTGGCAATGCGCTCGGTTAAATTCAAAGGTGGTCACATCATGGCTCACGTTGAGTACATCAGCAAGGATGAGTCTAAAAAGGATTTCCTCAAGCAATTCATGCAGGGAATGCAAGAAGCTCAAGGGATGGCAGATCAAATTCAGTCTGTGTACCAAGAACTCGCTCAAGCCGAAGCTCAGAAGCAAGGTCAGCCAAATTCCGAAGAAGATATCAAACTTCAATATCTCGCTGCCAAATCTGGTATCGAGATCGATACCAAACAACAACTTGCCGACATTGCGATTGGCAAATCTTCCATCAGCCACGCTCAACGTACAGAGCAGCGCAAGGAACAAGGTATTACTCAACTTGCCCTACAGAAAGCCAAAGCTCGCCAAGAAATCCAAAAGGAAAAGGCGAAGATGGCAGCTATGCAGGGCGAGACTCCAGAACCAAACGAACAACCAGAGACTCCCGGCCAGCCAGAAGCTACCGAAGTTGAGGAAGTTGAGATGGAGACTAACATAACACCAATGCAACAATGACCACAGAAAAAGTAAAATCACTATGCGCTGCCATTACAGCACACGAAGATTGGAACAAACTACAAGCATACCTACTGCTAAACGTAAACCCACCAGACGGAGTAACCACACTAATCCATGCAATCAAAACTATTGATGCTATTGGAACAGAGGAACAAGGAGAGTTTAAAAAAACAAAATCTTCTTCAAGAAATAAAGAGACAAAAGACAGTACGATTGACCCAGACCTCGACGAAAACTAATTTATGGCAGACACAAACGACACAGCAGCAGTAATCAAGGAACTACAGGATAAACCCCAAGTTCCGATCAAAGGTAATACATCTGACTTCCTAAAGAAGTTCAGCAAACAACAAACCGACGATGGAAAGCCTAGTGGAACAAACATGGGTGATCCAATGCTGGGAATGCAAAGACACAATGAAGAACCACCAGAAGAACCAACAGGAGTCACCGAAGCTGAAATCACATCCGATAGAACGGGCAAGAAAAAAGGTTTCGTTGAAAGGCAAATCGAAGAGAACCGCAAGCTCAAAGAAGAACTTGAAAAGTACAAGCGAGACGAGGTTCCAAAGTTTGAAACCAAAATCCAAGAACTTGAGCGATTGGTTGCCGAATCAACATCAACAAAAGAAACCAACCACTACCAAGAACAGCTTAACAAAGCGAGCCAAGAGAAGAATGAAGTTGAACAACAACTCTCAGAACAGATCAAAGACTTGCGTAGTAAGTTGGACTTCCATGATATTACTAGCAATCCAGATTTCAAAAAGACTTATCTTGAACCCATCAAGAATACTTATGATACTGCGAGACAGTTGCTATCGAATGATCCAACGCTTCTTTCAACATTCTCCCGTGCGGTTAATGCAAACGCCTCCATCTTCAATGCGACATCCGAAGAAGATCGTATAGCAGCAGAGACAGATCGAGATCAGGCGTTTGAAGAAATCACGAACTCGCTCTCGCAATTCAAGCAGTACCAGTTCGCGGAACAAGTCAACAGCTTCATCAAAGCAACTCAAGGGCATCACGCCGCTCTCGTCAACTTTGAAGAAACCAAGCAGAACATCATTCACACCACTAAACAAAAAGAGCAAGAGGGTCGGAACAAGTATCTGAACCAGTGGCGCGAAAGCTACAAGAATACCCAGCAAGAGATCGACAATGCTACATCAGTGCCAGACGCTGTTGCTGATTACATGAAAGAAAAAGGTATCAAGTATGATATTAGCCGCGATGAGGCTATTGCACTTTCAGCAACACAGCAGAGCAGTGAGCAAGCATCTGTAGAAGATATGAACCGCTTGATTCATCAAGGCCGGGCATATCAGAAGATTCAAGCTCAGTTAAAAGCCTACCAAGAGATGGTGAAAGAAAAGGATGATTACATTGCCCAGCTAAAGGGATCATCCCGCATGACTTCATCTCCTAGTACATCGGATTCCCAGAAGCCAAGAATGAGCATGACAGAGGGACTGGCAGCGAAGATCGCAAGGTTCTCGCCGCAAAATCGGTTGACAGCATAGCCCACATTCCTAATTCTGGTTGTCATAAGGGGGAGGTAGATTGCGCTACCTCCCCCAACTTTTTTTTAAAATAATCTCTTGACACATTAATTAAGATCATTATCTTGCGTGTAAGAGATAGCCGAAATTATCGTTTACGATAATATTAGGGATTCAACCGCACTCTGGTTGGCGAGTTATCGACCTCGCATTAAAAACGATTTCTGGACAGATAAAAACTCTGGGTTGAGTCCAGCAGAGGAAACCAAGCACTCGCTTGCTATTCCTCATGGTTTAGTTTGCGGTGCAAAACCAAACTAAACTAAATAAAATAAAATCAATGAGCGATCAACTCTACTTCAATAGTTGTGCTGAGATTGACAGTTTCTTCCGCGAGGGCCGCGAATATTTCAACGACCTCTATGTTAAGAAACTCGTAACGAACTCTGCATATTTCACCCGTTTCGAGGAGCAAGCATGGCCTCTTAACCATACAACTGAACAGAAAGCATTCCGTTTCGGACGTGGATTCCACGATCCTTGCACACCTTTCCGTCAGATCACTGACACCTACTGCGAGACTGATTCTTGCGATAGCAAACCAGAAGTGATTCAACGCCCCGGCACTGAGTCCTACACTTTTGAATTGCTCCGTAAGGAAATGACCACTGACTGGATTTGCGTTGAGAGCTTGCTCTACCGCTTGTTCCCTGCTGAAGAAATCCTTCAGTTTGAAGAGTCGAATGCTCGTATCACCAAGAACGTCCACGAAGAGTTCCTTCGTTCCAACTACATCGGTGGTTCTGGACACAAATGGATGGGCATCACTACGGATGACGGAACTTATTGCGGCCTCGTTGACGATGGCGCATGGTTCGTACCTGAGCATACCATCAACAACGAAGCTGGTTATGACCTCTGCGCACTTCGCGTTAAGATCGCCGCTGCTGACCTTGGTAAGATCGCTTATCTCTCGCTTGATATGCTCGACGATGCACTCGTTGACCTCCAAGACGAAGATGACGCTTTCCGCCTTGATCTCCAAGATGCGACTGGTCAGCCTTTGCTCGACATCGTTATCCCTGACCCACAAGTTGGCCGTGCGCTTTACTTCCAAGCCAAGCGCAACAACGGTTACTGGGATGCAAACACCGATTTCGATGAGCGTCTTACTCGTTTGAAACTCGGCATCAATCGTATCATCGGCGACTACGCCTTCGGTTACGACATCAACTCCGCTCGTTTCAACGCTGACACGGCATTCAACGCCTCGCTTCCAGCTTTCAACGAAGCTGATCCTGCAACATGGCCTCGCCTCGTTCGCGTTCCTCGCTACATCAAGACTGTTCTTGAGCAAGGTTGCGCTTACATTCCTAACCGCGCTTACCGCAATGCCGATTTCGGTATCTCGGTTGCTATGGTTAACAAAGCCATGGTGAAATGGACGATGCCTTCCTCGACTGGATACGGCCAAGCCCAACAAATGACCCAGAACTACGCTGGTGATTGGGAATGGAAGAACCCAGATTGGGAGTGCAACCGCTGGCGCAAAACGGGCTTCTATCAAGCCCAGTTCCGTCTTGCCGCACAGGTAAAAGACCCAACCATCATGCACAGCTTCTTGCATCGTATGCCTAAGAGCAAGAACCTCTACGGTTCCTGCTGCGAAGTGCAGACCTATATCGTTCCTGAGAACAATCAGGATTGCTATAGCTGCGCTGGTGTAGGTGACATTGTTGTGCCTTCCTAAGTTAAATAAGGGGAGGGGCTATTAAAGCCTCTCCCCATAACCTTAAATAAAATATAATATGTCTAATTCACGACCACTCGCATACGACCGCGTTAACTTGTTTGGCCCGGTTGCCGTTAACCTCCTCGCTGCTGGAGACGCTGATCTCTTGGTTCTCAACGACCAAGACACCAAGTTCTTTCCAACTAGCATCGTTCTAGAGACTGCCTACGCTCGCGGAACCACTGCCACCGATCCAATTGTGATCGTTGACAACGGAACCACTGGCGAAAACATCACAGCTTCACTCACCGTCACTGACGCTCTTGATAACCAAGGCCGCTACAATCCACTTACGATTGCCGCTAACCCCTACGTTATCACTGGTTCTAGAAAACTCCGTTTGTTGAAATCAACTGTTGGTGCTGGACAAGCTACTGCAACTCGTTCCCGTACTTCGGGCGTTGCTACAATCGTAACTGGTGCTGCTCATGGTTTCTCCACGGGCGACACGATCACGATTGCCAGCATGACCGACACTACGTTCAATGACGTTCAAGCTGAAATCATCGTTGTTGATTCGACTACCTTCACCTATGCAAATGCTGGTGTTGACGTAGTTTCTGGTGCAGATACTGCTGGACGTGTTGGCGCACTTTATGTGAATGCCTACGTTGTTGGTATCTACTACTAACCCATTCCCCAATTATTGGGTGGGGAGGTCAATCCCTCCCTGCCCATAACCTTTTTTAAAATTATGGCTTGCTTTACATCTTTACCTTACCGCGATAAATTCTATCCACTTCTCATTACGGTGTCTGCTGCCGCTGGCATTACTCCAATTACTTTTGGTTGCTTTGATGCAGCTAGTGACGCTTCTAGGCTTTATCAATTTTATCTAGCCTTTGCTACAATCGGTGGACTTACCCCAGTAACTGAAAACTGCTTTGTACAAACAACCGAAGACCAACAACTCTTTGTTCTCAATCAAGCTGTTGCTGCTGCGCTTTAATTATCGTTAACGATAACAATCTTATGGCAATCTCACAACCCTGCTTTACTGATCTAGCTCCAGATCAGCAGAACTTTAATATCTACGAGTCTCTAAAACAGATCGCAGGATTTGATATTCCTGCCTATGATGAAATTGAAATCAGTTATTATGGTTCAACAAATAATATTGAAACTGTTGAATACTTAAATGTGGGAAGTTTGGTAGCAACGCTGACACTTGAGTATGCTACACAACCTCCAACAGTTGATGATACAAATTTGGTAAACATAACGGCATCTTACCCGTAAAATGTCATTCAAATTCAATCCATTTACAGGAAATCTTGACATTTCTGGAACAAGTGGTGGCCCTCAATATGTTTTAAAATCTGGCGACACGATGACTGGAAAGTTGAATTTGCCTGCTTCAACCTCGTCTTCAGTTCCATTAAATTTAGGTAATGGAGTTTCGCCTACAACAACAGTTGCAGGGGATGTTTTTGCTTCTGGTAACAATATTTTTTTTAAAGGACAAACAGGTGAGCCTTATATTTTTGCTTACAAAAATGACACGAATACATTTCTTGTCCCTCAAATAATTAGCACTGTATCTCCAACTGGAGATTCTGCCCCAGCACTTCGCATAACGCAAGCTGGAGGAGGAGAGGCATTGCGTGTAGAAGATCAGACTACACCAGACGCAACAGCTTTTATTGTATCAACTTCTGGACGAGTTGGAATTGGGACTGCGCCTGACGCAACAGTAGGATTAAAATTAGATTCGACTGGTGTTAAATTTAACGATGGAACGATTCAAACTACGGCAGCAATAACTACAACTGCAATTCGTGGGCAAGTCTCCAAAATGACTTCTGGAACAATTACAATTGCAACAGCCGGAACATATCAATCAACGGGGTTAACAGCAACGCTTGACGCTACTACAGCAGTTGGAATGGCACTTGGAACAACTGATTTATTTGCAGTAAAAAATACATCAGCAGCAACAAGAGTATTAAAAATCTATTCAAGCATGGACGCAAGTTCACAAAACAACGAAACACTTGGAATTAGAATGGCAAAAAACGGAACATCAATTGCAGAAACAGAATGCCGCAACTTAACAGGCAGTCATAACTTTGCAAAACTTGTAACAAACTGGATGATTACCATGGCTCCAAATGATGAAGTAGCTTTATTTGTCGCTAATCACTCATCAACCCATTCTATTTCTTTACAACGAGGAAGAGTAACAGCATCATTCGTAGATTAGAAATAGAAATCTCTAAGGTATAATATGGCTTTTAAATTCAATCCATTTACAGGGAAGCTGGATATCACTTCATCTACTGGTCTGATAAACTTTCAGACAACCAGATATGATGGGAATGATGTTCAGTTTGAATTTATTGCGCCCGGAACACTGACTGCATCGGATGGGCCAAGTAGTGTTTTTGTTTTTATTAATGGTGTTTCACAAGAACCGGGTAGTGATTATACTCTTGACATACCTAACAACGAAGTGGTATTGAATGCCGCATTACCGATTGGCGATAAAATCGTCATTACGAGACTGATCTTGCTTCCATCATCTGTAACATTTACAGCAGAACAAATTGGAGCATTGACAAATACAAGCGAAGTAGATGGAGGAAGTTTCTAATGACAAGACTCACATCAAATCAATTTTCTGATACTTTAGATTTTACATCTAAACAAATCATACTTCCTGTTAGTTCATCAGACATAGTTGAATATCCAAACAGAGGATCATTCCCTAATACTGGTAGAAATAACAGACTTTACATCGCGCTTGATACGGGTCTGCCGTGGCGATGGTCAACAGATTCTCAGTCGTATGCGTTATTAATATCAATTATTGATGCTGGCGAATTTGAGTAAACCAAAAAAATAAAATAAAATAAAATATGAGTAATCCAATCATTAAAATCAAACGTGGCTCAGGATCACCCGTTAGTCTCCAGACTGGCGAGTTGGCTTTGGACACACTAAACAAATCACTCTTCATCGGAACGTCCGAGGGAGTATTGGCAGTTGGTGGTGAAAATGTCTTCGCTAAGAAAACATTTGTGACCAGCGCAGTTGCGACCGAAACTTCGGCTCGTCAATCGGCTGATACAACGCTTACTAACAGCATCAACTCAGAAGTAACTCGCGCCCAAAATGCTGAGAGCGATCTTTCTGATGACATCGCCGCCGAAGCAACCGCCCGTGGCATTGCTATCTCTGCTGCACAATCCACGCTTGCCGCCGCTGATTCGGCACTCGACGTGCGTGTTACCTCCGTTGAGGGTGACGTTGACGCAATTCTTTCTGCTTCTGAGGCAGATAAAAATAGCTTTGCCGAAATCGTCTCGCTCATTAATTCGGTCGATACCACTAACGATCAAGCATTTGCTGGATACGTTACATCGAACAACGCCGCTCTCGCAACCGAAGTCACCAACCGCACCACTGCCGACACCGCTCTTGGTGGACGCATTGACGGAGTGGTTACCGCAGCGAACGCCTTGGCCTCGCGTGTGACTGCCGCCGAAAGCGACATCAACGCTGAAGAGTCAGCCCGCGCCGCCGCTGTTTCCGCAGAAGCCTCCGCTCGCGCCGCTGCCGTCTCCACGCTCGAATCCGCTGATAGTGTTCTTCAAAGCAACATTACAGCAGAAGCAAGCACCCGTGCTACTGCCGACACCAGCCTTTCCAATCGCATTGGAACCTTGGAAGCTGTTTCAGCCAGCGCACGTTTGACTGAACTTGAGTCTGATGTTGCGGATCACGAATCCCGCATCACCGCGCTTGAGACAACCATCGACGGCGGAACTTACTAAAATCAAAAAGTTAGGGGGGCGGGGTCAATACCCCGTCTCCCTATAACTTACCTAAAATCATGGCTAATGTTATAAAATTAAAAAAATCAATTGTTGCTGGGAATATTCCTACAACTGCAAATCTTGCTTTGGGTGAAGGTGCAGTAAACCATACAGATCAAAAGATTTATTTCAGACACCCGGGAACTGGTATTGTATGGAACTTTGCTGGTGGAAGTATTACCACAGGCCCAGTTGATAATTCTATCCTTCGTGCGGATGGAACCTCTGGAGCTACTTTGCAAAATTCTGGTCTTATTGTCGAAGATACGATTGTTTCGATTACAGGAATAACTGGAGATGCAGGAACAGATGTTATCACAGCTACAGGTTCTGCGTTTGCCAATGGTCAACCCGTTCGATTCACCGCGCTCACAGGTGGGACTGGACTCAACACCACTACCAACTATTTCGTCCGTGATGTTTCTGGAGCTACATTCAAGCTCGAAACCAGCATTGGCGGGGGAGCAATTAATTTCACGACCAACATTACCGCAGGAACGCTGCTCACGGGTCATAGCGTATCTTCAAATGTTACCCTCTCCGAGAACACCGCAGAAACCAATTCCGCGCTCGTCCTCACACCGAAAGGCACGGGGGCATTCATTCTTGGGCCAAAACCAGATGGAACAACAACTGGCGGGAATGCAAGGGGCGCAAATGCTGTTGACTTGCAGACATCACGCAGCAATGCGAATGAGGTTGCTGGGCAATTATGTTTTATCGGAGGAGGAACATCCAATAAAGCTGATGGGGGTTCTTATTCTGTTGTTGGTGGAGGGTGGGCTAACTCGGCTGCTGGAGGCGGTTTTGGTGCAAGCGTAGTAACTGGAGGGCGAAGCAACTCAACTTCAGCAGGTTATGCTTTTATTGGCGGAGGGCGCAACAATGTCGCCTCCAACCAAGGTGCTGTAGTATGCGGAGGAGGATCAGAATCTCCAAATATTTTGGGAAACACCGCTTCGGGTGCTGGATCGGGAATTCTTTCGGGGTATAGAGCGGAGGCAAATCGTTTCAGTATGCAAGCTCACTCAGGCGGCGTATTTTCTACATTAGGCGATGCCCAACGCGCAAGGTTCGTCCTTCGTTGCAAGACAACTACAAATACTGGAGTTGAGATGGCACTTGACGGAGCCACAACTTATCTTGGAATTCCATCTGGAAAGATCATTGCCTGCACAATTAACATTACTGGAAGCAAGTCAGATGGAACTGCCGTAGCTCACTACTTGCGCCAATACTGCGTGAAGAATGTTGGTGGAACCTCTTCACAAGTTTACGCTCCAGTGACTATTGGAACCGATAACGCCGCAGGAACAACGATTGCGCTTTCTGCAAATAACACTGATGACACGCTTCGCATCTTGGTTACAGGTATCGCTGCTGAAACATGGCGTTGGGTAGCTTCGGTTGATGCAGTAGAAGTAGCTTACGGAACATAATTATTATGCTTAAAACATACGGACTCATATTTCCAAACGGAGACAAGTATCTTTCCAGTGTTGTGCTGGACGATGAAGGCAATCCACGGATTGATACCATTCGACCATATCCAGTGCCAGAAGATTGGGTTGATCCTACGCTTGTAGAGCTAATCAAATCAGAACCTCCCGGCACAGAAACGGAATGGGAAAGCTACCTTGAGTGGTTTGATGATAGGGTAGAAGTAAAGTGGAAACCAATAACATTGTAAACGGATGAACGACAACACGACATTTACTGGAATTATTGGAACTACAACCAGTTTTACTGGATTTATGATTAGCTTAATGCCACACATTGAAGCCGGTTTACGGCTTGGAGGATTATTTGTTTCTCTAATTGCAGGAATTATGACGATAGTTTATATGTTTAACAAAATTCGTAAACAATGAAACCAAAAAAAATAGCACTTGGACTTATTTTAATTTCGCTTGCATTTCTCGCAATGGCATTTTTGACTGGATGCGAGACACTTGGAATTTCACTACAGACAGACTTTGGAAGGATCACTTATGAGCTTCCAGAACCGAAAGGAACAAAGAAATGAAAATCGTAAATATACTACTTCAACGACTGAGTGAGAATAGCACATGGCGCGGCATTATCCTAATCGCTACGGCGGTAGGAGTGAAGCTGGAACCAGAACTTCAAGAGTCCATCATCGTCGCAGGACTAGGACTTGTTGGATTAATCAACGTCATCCGTAAAGGCTAATGGTTCCAAACTCCAGACCGCAGCAAGCAAAGGAGAAGACGCTCTCGATGGTAATCAAATCGGGAATCGTTGATCGTGTTGCGTTAGTAGGCATCCGTGGGTACTACATGGATACTATGGGAGTTAAAGGAAAGAACGACCGAGGTATCTACGATGATGCGATCATACTTTTATCACCAAGCGTCCATGCTACGTTTAATGCAAACACTGATCCAACGGTATTTAAGAAAGGTATCGCGGTACTCAAAACGGGCATTCATCGCTATCGTAAGGGGAATCATGGTATCTCTAAACCCGGAGGCGGCTACCCTGCGTTGCGACCTGCTAACCCAAAAGAGGAAGTGCCTGTTACAAGAGATGGTGAAGGTGATTCTATGGGGATAGCAATCAACATTCATAAGGGTGGATACAATACGACTAGCTCGCTGGGATGCCAAACGATCTATCCCCCACAATGGGACGGATTCATCAATTTAGTCTATTCAGAAATGAGTAGATACAACCAAAAGACAATCCCCTATTTATTAGTGGAAAATCTATCGTAAACGATAATGAGCAATTCTTGTTCTGATCCATGTAGCGGTTCAACGGTACTCGCAGCCTCTTATGCACGGGCAGCAAGGCAAAGTGCTGAAGCTGCTCAACGAGCGTATTGTGCATTACAGAACGCAAGGATAGGCGCGACTGGGCCTACTGGCGCGACAGGGCCAATCGGAGCTACTGGGGCCACGGGAGCGGGGACTACTGGGGCGACTGGCGTGGTTGGCCCACAAGGAGCAACTGGAGTAATTGGAACCACTGGAGCTACAGGTTTGGGGGCAACGGGCGCGACTGGCATTAACGGAGCAACAGGCGTAATAGGAGCCACAGGCGTTGGAGCTACAGGCGCAACTGGTATTGGCGCGACTGGCGCAACTGGCGTTCAAGGAGCAACTGGAGTAATTGGAACCACTGGAGCTACAGGTTTGGGGGCAACGGGCGCGACTGGCATTAACGGAGCAACAGGAGTTCAAGGAGCTACAGGAGCAAGTGGTTATATCGGTTTAGATGGTTCGACTGGAGCGACGGGTGCTACTGGTATTGGAACTCAAGGCGCAACTGGCTCAACTGGGATTCAAGGTGATGCTGGAGCAACGGGCGCGACAGGATTTACTCCTGCAAATATTATTCTTTCGGATATAACTGGTCTAACAGGCGCAACTCAGTTGACTAATATGGTTCAAATTACACTGGCGGGATATCTGTTAATTGGGACTCCAAATGTCAATACCCTCTATGTAATTGTAGGATGAAATTAACGGATTCTAGTGCGGCAAATGTTGGGGCAAGCGTGGTTAGATGTATCGCATCCTCATCGGTATTGTTTCGTCATTTTATGGTTTATGCCGCGACCAGCATTTCTGCGGCTATTTCTGGGACTATCGGGCTTGTAAAAAATGGCTCGGGCCAGCTCACGCTTTCGGGAACTTGCAATTACACGGGGCCAACGCAAATAAATTCTGGAACGCTTTCCGTTACGGGAGCATCAACGCTTAACGGAGTAATTAGCGGAGCGGGGTCGTTAACAAAGTCTGGAGCGGCAATTTTAACACTAGGTGGAAATAATACTTACTCTGGAGGAACATCGTATGTTGCCGCAGGAACAAGTGCTTATATATTATACACATCAAGCAATGCTTTTGGAACGGGACTTCTTACTGTGTCTAACGCTGTAGGACGAATTGATACAGGGAGTAGTGTAACCCTACCTAACGCCTTTCAATTAACTACTGCAATTCAGATTCGCACTCTTGGAGCAAACACGATAACGATTACGGGTAATATTGCAGGGGGCGGAAATTTGACCAAATCGGGCAACGGAACCCTTATTCTGTCTGGAACATTAACCTACACAGGGCAAACAATTATTACTGGACTCTTGCGAGCGTTCCAAACAACTGGAGCATCAACCGCGACCGCAACATTTAACTCGGCTGGCTCATTCATTGCTGTTTCGTTCAATGTTTCACCTCCGTCTGGTGTTACAACATTTCGCTTCTTTCAAGGTTCAACATCAGGCACTTGGGGCGTAGCAACTTTGACAGGCGTCCCTGCTGGAACAACAGCGACCTATAATTCGGCTACCTCAACCCTGTCAGTTACTGTCCCATGATCATTACTCCAAGCGCAAATGGCTGGTCATACGACGATTCTATAGGCAAATGGAAATTGGCATATGAAGATAAAACAATTATTTTCTACGAAAAAACAGACGAGTCCATTGCGACTCCAACAACATTATTTGTAGGCACAAAAGACGAATGCGAGGAAGAAATAATCAGAGTTGAATTGAATGGCAGTCAAAATCCTGATAACGATTTAAATAATACTTGACCAAAATGAAACTATCGTTAACGATAAAATTATGAGCAATTGCAATGAGACTATTATAGTTGCAGGATATGCAAGAGCCGCAAGAGATTTCGCGCAAGCTGCCGCTCAATCTGCGTGTATTGCTCAACAATCCATTGGAGCAAGCGGAGCAACGGGAGCCACTGGTCAACAAGGTTCAACAGGCCCGCAAGGAGCAACTGGTGTTATTCCGGCTTCTAACGCTGGAAATGTTTGGACATTTACAGGAGACGGAACATCAACAACTTGGACATTGACAGGCAACACTACTGGGTCTACAAATTCCGCAGTGTATTTAGTGGCTATCAATGGAATACTTCAATCCCCAACAAACTATACAATAAACAATGTTTCACCAAGAACACTAACAATTTCAACTGTTCCATTAGGAAGCATACTAGTTGTAGTTTCCCTTTCTACGGCATAAAAACACTTGACTTAACCTAAAATATCGTTAACGATAAATATATTATGAGTTGCGGAAATTCCAGAAGTTCAAAATGCAATCCATGCGGCCCAAGTGAGGCAGCAATGAATGCGATTGCTGATCGCGCAGCTTACTACGCCCGTATCGCAGTTGAGGCCGCTGGAGGCACAACTGGCGGCAAAGCACCAACTGGTGGAAATACCTTTGGAGTATTCTACGAGAATGACCAAGTAATGATAACAGACTATACTATTACAGAAGATCGCAACGCAATGTCAGCAGGGCCAATCACAGTAAATTCTGGAGTCACATTAACAGTACCAGCAGGTAGCACATATACAATCGTATGAGTCTCATCAAAGCAAACGCAGTCCAGATCGGACAATCAGGAACAGCAACGCAGAACTTCACGCTGGCAGTGCCATCGTCACCAGACGGCACGATTAAGCTGGCACGGGGCAATTCTGGAGCAACTACGCAGGATGTGATGAGTGTGAGTAATGCTGGCGTTGTCTCGTTTCCACAGGGCTTTAATGGGACTATTACAGGGAATATCACGGCTAATGTCACTGGCAATTTAACAGGAAATGTTACTGGCGATGTCACTGGAAATACAACGGGCAATTTGATTGGTGATGTATTTGCGAGCAATGGAACAAGCAAAGTTTTGGAGAACGGAACCAACGGAACTAATGCTATTTTTACAGGTAGTGTTATTGGAGGAACATTGTCTGGCAACGCATCGAGTGCCACTGCGCTCGCAACCGGATCGACTACGGCAAGGACATTGGCTAATCGGTTTACTGATGTAGTCAATGTATTGGATTTTGGTGCGGTGGGTGATGGAGTTACTGATGATTATACAGCAATTCAAAATGCAGTAAATTACTGTGCAACGGCATTTATTAGGAATTTATTATTTCCAAATGGAACATATAATGTTTCTTCACAAATTTTAATAAGACAAGGAGCAGTAACAACAAGCAGCGCATCTGGTTCTGATATACATTTCATGCCAGATAATGCAAAATTTACAATATATTCTCCTGCTGGAGCAACAATTAAAGCAACAGCAGTAATGGAGTCTGTATTTAAATTTAATCCAACTACTGTATCTGGGGCTGGAACATATGCAAACTTCTATTCAGAAATCAATGGATTAAAAATAGATGGAAATAATTTAGCTGGAATTGGAATTTTTATTAAAGAAGCAATGCACGTTAAGATTGTATCAAATGCAATTTATAATGTAGTAACAGGAATTTACAATGAAGGGTATGCAGTCCATGATATTCTAAAAAATGTCATTAGGGCAAATGTATGTATATCATATTCAAATACAGGAGGTGATTCTCATTATGAACATAATGATCTTTACATAAATACAAATGGAACTGGATTTCTTTTAAGGCCATTTGCATCCAGTAACTTATTATTGAGAAATACATTTACTCCAGTGGATACTTCTATTGTAGACACAAATACAAGAGCAATCGAAATTAGGGCTGACGCATCTGGAGATGATGTCAAAAAAATGGGAGCTATTAAAATTATAGCTAACTGTTTTGATGGTGTAAGATATGGTGTATATGCAAGGGGATTTTCAACTGCGATTAGAAATATTACAGGAGTTGAAATAGCATCTAATTATATTGGTGCTGCTGGAACATCGACAACTTGTGATTTAATAAATGTCGCAAATGTTAGTGGATTTAATATCCATGACAATGATATAACTGTTGGACTTGGTGAACCAATAATAAATTCTTTGGGAATATTATATGATTCATCTAATTGCAATATCCATGATAACTCAATAAACGGATGCTATGATGATGGTCTAATTCTTGATGGTGATTGTTATTTAAATAAAGTTCATAACAATAAATTTGTTAATGTTGGAAATGGAACTATATCAAAAAGTTTTATTAGAGTAAAAGGAACTTCATATACGAATACTTTTACAAATAATATTTTTATACAATTATCAGCATTAAATGCTCAAAATGGAATAATTGAAGAATATCTTGCTGATTACAATTATGCAGATAACAATCAAATGTTATCTTTTATAACAAAACAATATCAAAATGCTGGAGCAAATACATATTTTATATCAAGATTAACTCAATCATCTCCCCCAGTAACTGGGACATGGCTGAAAGGAGCAAGAGTAAATGTTCCATTTCCAGACATTGGAAAAGCATCAAGTTATGTTTGCACAGCATCTGGAACTTCGGGAACTTGGAGAGTTGATAAATATACAACAAATATATCGACCACTGGATCAAGGCCAACGCTTACCTCTAATGATGCTGGAGTAATTTATCTTGACACAACACTTGATGCTGATGGAAAACCTATTTGGTGGAACGGAACATCATGGATTGATGCAACCGGAACAGTAGTATAATAACAACTAAAATTATGGCACTTAAACTAACTAAACAAACAAAAATTGGACTTAATGCAATTGACGCATATCATAGAGTAGAAAATGTATCATTACAAAATAAAAATGTAATTTTATTTAATATTAGGTCTTATGTTGACCAAGCATTCCCATCGTTTGATGAAAAGCAATTTTCTTGCGACTACGACATCAACGGAGAAAACCCAATCAAGCAAGCATATCTTCACCTTAAATCCTTGCCAGAATTCGCTGACGCAGTAGATTGCTAATACACCATGAGCGCAAACATTAAAGCATCCACAGACGGAACACAGGCAATCATCGGGGTAGGTGGCGTTGACCAGATGACTGTGAGCAACCTTGGCGTTGTGACGGCAAATAGTTTTGTAGGAAATGTGACTGGTGGAACATTGTCTGGCAACGCATCAAGTGCTACGGCTCTTGCAACTGGATCGACTACGGCAAGGACATTGGCTAATCGTTTTGCTGATGTAGTCAATGTGAAGGACTTTGGTGCGGTAGGTGACTGGAATGGAACTACAGGAACTAATA